GTGGATTTAAATTTTTTAACAAAATTACTGCTCGTTTGGAAAAACTAGAAGAGCAGTACCGACCAAATGGCGGCTCAAGCATGAGAGATGCGGTTAACCGTATAGAACTAAAACTGAGCAAACTTGAAGGCAAGTTTGAGCAGCACGTAGACGAACAATAACCTTAGGAAAGGTCTAAAATGAAAAAAGTAAAAAATATCTCTACAAGAATGATCGCAGTAGTAATCGCAACAGCACTCGGTACAATTGGTGCTGGCTCAATTATAGGTCTTGAAACTTGGAAAACTGCAGCACTTGCAGCAATCATGGCAGTAGCTGTAGTTGCTGAAGATTTAGCGCGTGCTTTCCTTAAAGATGGCAACTTAACTGACGCTGAAATTAACTCAGCGTTTTCTAAGATTAAAGACGAGGAAGTAGCTGCAGTATCTACAGCAGAACTTGCTGAAAAAGCTGAAGAAATTCTTTACGATGAAGACGGAACTACAATTACTCCAGACACACACCTTAGCTAATACTAGGCTTAGGGCGCCCTACGGGGCGCCCTTTTGCTATTCTTAGACTATGCACGTAATTAGAACAATCCAAACGTTTCAGGGTCACCCCGTGCCTAATGCGGTACATAACCCACGAGGCCCGTTTCCCGCTGAATTGTTTAGGCAAGAGCCTATTAATTATGAATATGAACAAGCATTTGGTGAAGATGGGGAAAACTTTCCTATGGGAGCCACTGCCCAAAATAATTTTGAACCGCTCAAATGGTATAGATGCTATGACTGCCATGATAGAGTTCGGGAAGACGAACTAGACCTCCACGAGTGTGATATCTAATGGTTGCAGACCCAGATGATTTACGAAGGACTTTAAACCCTACTAAAGCCGAATCTAAGTACGATTCCTTTATTGAAGGCATTAGGGATGATCCAAACACGTATGAAGATGAGCGTCGCGCTTACGAGGACCTTGAAGTAAAAACTCCAAGTAAAGCTAGAAATGGAACTGTTTGGGCTCCTCAATCAACACAAACTTCTACAACAAATCCTGATCGCCCAAGAACAAGAACTGCTGGGTATGACGCAAAAAACTTTATTCTTACCGTCCAATTTAGAGACGGAACGGTGTGGAACTACTACGATGTAAACCCTAGATTATGGGATGACTTTAGAGATTCTGCCTCTAAACATGACTTTATTGAAAGTGGCCCTCTTTCTGGTTGGCCTGATGATAGTATGGGACCTGCTTCTATTAGCTCTAGGCAAAGTGCTGCATATAAAGGCCTATCTAAAATAGCGGAAAAAACTCAGCGCAAAACTTATGTACCTGGGTACAACAGTAGAAATACCCCTTTTGGAGGAAAACTTTAATGAATTTAATTGGACCACTATACGGACAAGTAATTAAATACCCTCATAGGAATGTTCTTCCAGTTTTTGAAAAGGGATGGTCTCACGAAATTGAAGAGCCTTATCGTCGAGGCAGTTGCCTAGTTTTTCGTGTACCGTTTACCAAGCCAGGGTTTGTTATAGGAAAATGGGGCGAAGCTCAAACTGAGGATGACGCCCTTACCGCAGCAATTTGGGGTAGAGAACTAGACGTACCACTAGAGGAGTTATTGGAATGGGACTAAAGTTTTGGGTTAAAAAAGAAAACTGGGACAAACCTTTTTCTGAGAAAGTAGCCAATAGAGTAGCAAAATTAGCTACCGCAGACTTATATCTATGGACAGAGCAGGCTATTTCAGAGACTAACCGAGCACTGGGCAGATACCAAAAAAACCCTAACGACGTAGTTAGTTTACAAGATTTGTCTTTAGGTGCTGAAGCTATACATGCTTTGGCATCTGAGATAAATAAGCGCTCTATGCTATAGTAATAAAGCCTCACTTCTTTACCTCTCCTAAGGTGGCAACTGGGCTCTAGCGTGTTTCTTCCTCCTTTCTTACACGCTAGAGCTCTTTCATTCCTGTATTCTTTATTTATCGGTTTTATTAGTTTGGAAGATACATGAGCGAAACTCAACACCTCTTTTATGAAGAGGGTTCAGAAGAAGAAGAATTCCTTGACGGGTTAGTTACTGAAGACTCTTCTGATGAAGAAGATATGGATGAGCTATCTAAAGAGTTTGTAAATAAACTTATTGATAACATGCTTGAGTTTATGGACGCTCTTGTAGGGCACTCTTTACACCCCTATCAACTTCCTTTAGCGCGTCGTATTATGGAATCGGTAATTATTAATGACGGCGAAGAAATTACCGCCCTTGCGGCTCGCCAATCTGGAAAATCAGAGACCATTGCTAACACAGTAGCCACACTTATGGTTTTACTTCCACGCCTTGCCCAAATGTACCCAGACTTACTTGGGCAGTTTAAAGACGGTATCTGGATTGGTATGTTTGCTCCTGTTGAGGGCCAGGTAGAAACTTTATTTGGTAGAACTGTAAATCGCCTTACTTCTGAAAGAGCCCAAGAAATATTAGGTGATCCAGAGATTGACGATTCTCTAGGAAAAGTACCAGGTATTACACGCCAAATCAAACTTAAAAAGTCTGGCAGTAGCCTCATGATGATGACCGCTAACCCGCGGGCAAAGATTGAATCTAAGTCGTTTCACCTTATTGTTATTGATGAGTGCCAAGGCGCAGATGACTTTATTGTTTCAAAGTCTATTAGCCCTATGCTTGCATATTACTCGGGAACTATGGTTAAAACTGGAACCCCTACTAATGTTAAGAATAACTTTTATCGGTCTATTCAGTTAAATAAAAGACGCCAAACTAGCCGTGGAAAACGCCAAAACCATTTTCAATGGGACTGGCGAGATGTATCTAAGGTTAATCCTAAATACGACAAGTTCGTCCGTAAAGAAATGCTTCGCATTGGTGAAGACTCTGATGAGTTCCAGATGTCTTACAACTGCAAATGGATGCTTGAAAAAGGTATGTTTGTTACATCTACTGTTATGGATGAACTTGGAGATACCAGTCAAGAAGTGGTGCGTGCTTGGCACCGTACACCTGTAGTAGTTGGTATTGACCCTGCTCGAAAGATGGACAGTACAGTAGTTACCGTTGTCTGGGTTGATTGGGACCGACCTGATGAGTTTGGTTACTACGACCATCGCGTACTTAACTGGCTTGAGATTCAAGGCGATGACTGGGAAGACCAGTACTTCCAAATTGTAAACTTCCTTGCCAACTACAATGTGTTAATTGTCGGAGTTGATGCAAACGGCGTAGGTGACGCAGTAGCCCAGCGCCTTAAGCTTCTTTTACCAAGAGCAGAAGTTGTTCCTTTAAGCAGTAGCCAATCTGAGCAGTCAAAACGTTGGAAGCACTTAAAAGCTCTTATTGACCGTCGTATGATTGGATTTCCAGCACACGCTAAAACCCGTAGATTGCGTACCTATAAACGTTTTTATCAGCAAATGACCGATTTAGAGACTAAATTCCAAGGCCCTAACTTTACGGCGCAAGCTCCAGACGAAGCTCATGCACATGATGACTTTGCTGATTCTTTAGCCATTGCGTGCTGTCTAACACTAGATATGACCATGCCAGAAGCCGAAGTTTCGTCTTCACCATTTTTCTCTAGGTAATTTGAGTTTACTCTGACTAAAGCCTCATTAACAGGGATAATTTTTAGTGAGGTACCTCAACCTTAACTTTAAGGAGATTCTCCATATGTCAATGAACATCGCACCTACGCCTCAGTTCCCTGAGCGTCCAGGTACTGTATACGACCGTACCGTAAGCCCTGCCCTTCCAGGACAGCGTGGCCCACTTCGTTTTGAAGAAGGTCTTGCTACGGATACTGACGTTCCAATGGAATTCACCAAGGGAGCTATGCAGGGATACATTCCTGCCCCTGGTCGTCCAAACCATAATCAGAACGTTTTCGAAAAGTACCCTGAAGAAACAATGCGCGAGCGCGCTCACGTAGGCTCAGCAGCCTGGGTGGAAGCCCCAACCGTTCTTCAAGATTTTGCAAGCAATGCTTTTGCAGATCATGGACAGAACGTGTTTGAAGAGGTCTTCCGTGATGGTGGACACCAGTTCCGCCTAAACCCATCTGTTGTACAAGACTAGGCGTTCGCTACCCTAGGAACTTCCCCCTTCCCATCCTTACGGGGAGGGGGGAGGTCTTTAAGGACTTACTATGGCTCTTATTCAAGGTAAAGCGGTCCAAGAAGGACCGAAGCAGCTTCCTGCTAACCCTAAATTGTGGAACATGTATGTTGCACAAGCTAAAGCGCGATTTCGTGTTTACCCATCACCTGCTTCTGCTCACTGGGTTCATTCACACTACGCGCAAGTGGGTGGAAAGTTTGTTGATAAGGCAAGTCAAATTGACCCACGGTTTAGAGATTACGTGCAAGAACGCATGGATGCTCAGATTGCGGCAAAAAAAGAAAAAGTTACCAAGGATGTTGGTCGCGGAGTTATCCGTGGAGAACGTTATCGTTAATAGTATGCTAGTATTTGTTAGATTAGAATTGAGGTAATTAGGTGAGTATTGACTTTTCGCCCCCCAGTTATAGGGCGGCGTCATCTGACCTTACCATCTCAATTTCTCCTCTTGGTCTTGTAGAACTTGCAGATGAAGAGTTTGAGGTTCACGGTCCTCGTCTAAACCGTTACTCCCTAAACTGGGCAATGTATCTAGGCCATCATGCTTCTTACCGCCGTCAAGCGGGAGAGACCCAGATGGTATTTAACTACTACCGAGCCTTTACTGATTACATTATTAACTTTTCGTTTAGCCACGGTTGCCATTTCCGCAGCCCTAAGCAAACTGAGGGAATTGTCCCTGATTTGCTTGAGCGCGTTTGGTCACAAGATAATGATAAAGGCACTGTCCTTTGGGAAATGGGCCAGCAAGGCGCAGTCTCAGGCGATTGCTTTGTTAAAGTTGCTTACGAAGAAGCGTATGAAGACTCCGTAGGACGTGCGCATGCTGGTAACGTTCGTATTCTTCCACTTAATGCCTCGTTTTGTTTCCCCGAGTTCCACCCGCATGATCGCGAGCGGTTAATCCGTTTCAAGCTAAAGTACCGTTTCTGGGGCACCTCGCTTGAAGGAACTCGGCAGGTTTTTACATATACTGAAATTCTTACCGATGACATTATTGAGGAATACATTAACGATGAACTTATTGACTCACGCCCAAACCCACTCGGAGTTATCCCAGTTATTCACATTCCTAATGTTCGGGTTTCTGGTTCCCCTTGGGGGCTTTCTGATTGCCATGACATCATTCCTATTAACCGCACCTACAATGAAGTTTCGACAGATATTGCAGATATTGTTAATTATCATGCTGCTCCTGTTACTGTCATCATCGGCGCCAAAGCTAACCAGCTAGAAAAGGGCGCTAACAAAGTATGGGGCGGCCTTCCTAAAGATGCTCGCGTAGAAAATCTTGAAGGTGGCGCGCAGGGTCTAAAGGGTGCTATGGAATTCCTAGCCCTTATGAAAAAATCCATGCATGAACTTACTGGTGTTCCAGAAACCGCTCTAGGTATGGCGCAACCTATTTCTAACACTTCTGGTGTTGCACTTTCTATTCAATTCCAACCTTTAATGAATAAATGGAATCAAAAGATTACTCAATACTCTCGTGGTATTCAACGTATTAATGAACTTATTATCTTAAATCTTGCTATTAAAGAACCTGAAACCATGATGTGGAACCCTCTACTTGAGGGTGGCCTTGCTCAAGGTGAAGCTCAAATGCTTGATATTAACGATCCATTAACTTACCAAAACTTTGTGCATTTCTTGCCACCATTGCCTTTGGATAAGTTAATTGTGCTTAACGAAGTGCAAACTAAGATGTCTTTGGGTCTAGAATCAAAAGCTGGCGCTCTTCGCGCTCTTGGTGAAGAATTCCCATACGAGAAGCTGGATGAGATTCGTGTTGAACTCCTAGCTGATGCTAAGGCTGATGGAGCCGTCAAACTGGTACAAACTCAGATTGAAAATACCATTGCTGAACTTACTGGCATGCTTTCTGGTGGCCTTGGCGGTCAACCAGTTCCTATGGCTCCTGGACAACCAGGTGGCCCTCCAGCAGGAAAAGAAGGCGAAGGATTACCTCCAATGCCTATGCCAATTATTGACCAAGCAACTATGGCGTCTGAGCAGGCTGAACAGCAGCTCCGCATTGACTTGGTAACAAGAGCTTACGGTACGACTCTGCCAAACAGAAGAGCACCGTCAGGCGAAGGAAATGATAGATATTAAAGGGTTTAGTAAGACAAACCCTGTTCTTCGTACAAAAATGAATATATAAACAATTGTTCGGTCATACGTGATACGGGGCTTGCCTCATTTGGATAACGACCCAGAGAATACCTAAGGAAATAGTATGGAAACATCTGTAAATGCAGATATGGAAGCTTTTACCGCTGAAGCGGAAGCGGTTTCTAATGTCGCACCTCCAGTAGCAGCAACAACGGGCGTTGACGCACCCGCTGCTACCTCAGAAACAAGGTCAAAATTCTACACTGAAGAAGATTTGGCTAAAGTTCGAAGTCAAGAAAAAGAAAAACTATATCCTCAGATTGATAAGCTCAAGGAAGAACTTGATCTTATTAAGCGCGATCGTGAAGCAGAACTTGCTGCAAAGCAAGCTGAAGCGGATGCAAAGGCTGCTGAAAAGAAGCTAAAAGCTGAGGAAGAACTTGAAGTCCGTGACCTTTTAAAGGTTAAGGAACAAGAACTAATGGAGCAGCTGGACCGTGAGCGCCAAGAGCGCGAACGAGCTTTTGCTCTTCTGGATCGTGAAAGAGCATTCACAGAGTTAACTAACTACCGCAATCAACGCGTCGAACAAGAGCGGGATAACATTATTCCTGAACTTGTAGATTTGATTGACGGCAACACGCAAGAAGAAATTGAACAAAGTATCGCGGGACTAAAAGACCGCTCGTCCCGTATCCTTGAATCAGCACAGCAAGCAATGCAGGCTGCTCGCAGGGATATGACTGGGACGAGGGTAACCACGCCCCCAGATGCTGGACCTATGGACGTCAATACGGGCACTAGACAGTTTACGGCTGAAGATATTTCATCCATGTCGTTGAATGATTACGCAAAATACAGAAGCCAACTATTGAGCCCAGAAGCTCAAGGTCGGTCAAAGGGCTTGTTCGGTTAATACCACCCATAAACCCATAAACAACAAACAAGGAGTCCATTCGTGGCTAGCGCACTAACGGGAACAGGCAACCTCGCCGCATCCCCAACAGCCTATTCAGGCACAAACAGCCAACTGACTCAAGCAATCCAGCAAATCTGGTCGAAGGAAATCCTCTTCCAGGCTATGCCGATTCTACGCTTTGAGCAGTTTGCAGTAAAGAAGACCGAACTAGGTGTTGCACCTGGTCTTCAGATCAATTTCATGCGTTACAACAACCTTGGCTTTGCACAGCCATTGGTTGAAGGCGTTCGCATGACCACAAATGCTTTGACTGCACAGCAGTTCAGCATCACCGTTTCAGAGCATGGCTATGCACTTGCTGTATCTGAACTTCTGCTTAATGCTTCTTTTGATGACGTAATGGCCTCTGCCTCACGTCTTCTAGGTCGCAACATGGCAATCTACCTAGACCAGATTTCCCGCGATACACTTTACGGTGCTACCTCGGTAATCTACGGTTACGACCGTACTGGCCTACAGGCAGTTAACAACTGGTACGACAAGGGTACTAAGGGTTCCAGCCGCGCAACAATGACTGGTAACTTCTCCCTAACAACCGCAACCGTTAAGGACGCAGTTGAGACCCTAGCAACCAAGAATATCCCAAGATTGGGCGAAACTTACGTTGCATTCGTACACCCTCACCAGAGCCGTGCTCTTCGTGACAACGCTGAATTCATTGAAGTATCGAAGTATGCCGCTCCTGGTAACTTCATGCTTGGTGAAATCGGTCGTTTGTTTGACACCGTGTTCATTGAAACCACACAGGTTCTCAAGGTTCCAGGTGGTGCAGGCACTTCCTACACCGCTGACACTGCAGTTTCAACTCCTGTTGTTTCTGCTGGTGGTGGCTACACAACCCCTAACACATTCACTGGCAACGGTTCAGCTGACCGCTACAGCGCTATCTTCATTGGAGACAACGCTTTTGGTCATGCTATCTCACTTCCAGTTGAACTTCGTGATGGTGGTATCCTGGACTTCGGTCGTGAGCATGCATTAGCATGGTACTCAATCTTCGGATTGGGCCTTATCACCGATCAGGCAATCGTAGTTGCAGAAACCAACTAGTAAGACCCCTTGAGGGGGGCCTTCGGGCCCCCCTCATTCTTTTAACAGACACTAACATTGGAGAAAACAATCATGGCAACAGCAAAAGCAAAGCCTACCGACGCAACTGGTCGTCAGCGTGAAAAGCAACAAGCAGAGTTTGCTGAACAACAGCAAGAAGCTGCAGCCAACATGGCTATGGCAACTGCACAAAAAGCAGTAGCGCTAGAGACCGAAATTATTGACGCAACCAAGCCAACTCAGGTAGCAACCGTCGTAGTTGACGAAGCAACCGTAGTAGCTAAGGGTGACGATACTGTCACCATTCGCGTTGTTGAAACTATTGAAAACATGACTTTTGGAGCGGGAAATATGTTCACGTTCGTAGCAGGTCAGAAGTACCAAGTTCAACGAGACTTGGCTCGTCACCTTGAAGAAAAAGGTTACTTAGCTGGAGTTATCTAGCAAGTGTCGGAGGTAGCGGGCTGCGGCCCGCTATTTCTGTTTTAGGCAGTAATTGCCTATAAAATAGGGCATTATTTATTAGAGTGTAAACTACCAAGGGAGCGTTTGTGGCAGTCCTTTCTGACCTATTGGCTAAAGTTCGCCTAGAGCTTGGGGATAACGCAACTCAATTCACCACTAATTTAACTGGTGATGGCTCCACTAAAGATTTTTATTTAGACGTCAAACCCGTAGATTCCACTTATCTTGTGGTTACTGTAAACGGCGTAGCTCAAGCTAATCCTGCAAACTTTACTGTTGAAGAACGCCTGGGAATGCTTCATTTCAACTCAGCCTCAACAACTAAAACTGGCTCTGGCGGTGGAAACGGAACATCAAGTTTTACCGTTTCTGCTACAACTGGGATTGTCGTAGGTATGTCAATAACGGGCACAGGCATTGCCCCAACCGCTATGGTGTCTTCTATCACTGGTACCAACACTGTTAATGTTTCTGTTACTAACACTGGTACGGTCTCTGGAACTGTTACATTTACCCAAACGCCAAAAAGTGGGGCTGCAATTGTGGTCACAGGGGTACATTACCGATACTTTACCAGCGCTGAACTTACTACGTTCCTCAATACAGCCGTTCTGCAGCACACAGACAACCGTACAGACGCTTATGGTAGTAATATAACCATATCCTCTATTCCGCCCGTAGAAGAGTACCCTGTGGCTATATTGGCTACTGTGGAGGCTTTATGGGCGCTTGCTACAGATGCTGCCTTTGACATTAACATTACTGCTCCTGATGGGGTTATGATCCCTCGTGCGCAACGCTTTGCTCAGTTATCTACCATTATTAATGGTCGTAAAGAACAGTATCGAGAGCTTTGCGCCGCACTTAACGTTGGTCTATGGCGTATTGAAATAGGTATTCTTCGCCGTATTTCTCGCACTACTAACAAGTTAGTGCCTATTTACATGCCTCAAGAAATAGACGATAGAACTAAACCAGAACGTGTTTACATGGAAAACAACCTAAAGGGTCGTACACCGCTACCAAGCAACGTTGGCGTTTACGACATTGTGCTTACTCAAGGTGATACTTGGAGCACTAACTTTGATTTCCCACTTGATCTTACGGGCTACCTTGTTAAGGCTCAAGCTCGAACTTACCCAGAATCCCCAGTGCTTGCTGCAGAGTTTACCGTTACTACTGTTTCCGCAACTACTGGAGTGGTCACCCTAAGTTTAACTTCAGACCAAACTCAAGACCTACCGCTTAAGTCTTTCTGGGATGTACAAGTTTATAACGCCGCTGGTACGTTTAATCAGACGTACGTAAGAGGTTTAGTGTTTGCTAACCGTGCGGTTACGGAGGACTACAATGTCTGATGTAATTGTTACCCCAATTCCTGTTAATACCGTTATTGTAAGTCCTCCAGTAGGTAGTACTAGCGCCAACACTGTTGTAGACATTAATGCCGCTACTACTGGTCCACAAGGCCCACAAGGTCCTGCGGGAGCCAATGGAGCCCCAGGAGCCTCTGGCGGATTCTTTACGTTTACCCAAGCTTCCCCAGCTAGCACTTGGACTATTGCTCACGGTCTTGGTTATCGGCCAAATATTTCTGTTGTTGATTCTGCTGGCTCTCAGGTAGAAGGCAATGCCGTTTGGACTGACATTAATAACTTAACTATTACTTTTAGTGGCGCCTTTAGCGGCGTAGCGTACCTATCGTAGGAGATGTAAATGGCACGTAAATTTTTAACCCCCATAGACCTGGGTAAGAACGAGCTTCAAAATGCCCGTATTCAAAACTTGTCTGGCTCTCCTGCGTCCCCTGTTGCTGGTCAGGTTTACTACGACAGCACGGCTAATGCGCTGTACTTCTACAATGGCACAGGTTGGGTTAGCGCTGGCGGTATGTCTGCTGGATTGCTTTCTGCTCGCCCTGCAGCAGGCGCAGGTAACGTAGGTACGTTCTTTTACGCCACAGATAACAAGCACATCTACTACTCAAATGGAACTGTTTGGGCGCAAAGTGATGAGTTTGGCGCTTCTGCACCTGCTGACCTTGGAGCTACAGCCACAACTGGTTCTGCAGAGACCTACTCTCGTTCTGACCACGTTCACCGCCATGCTGGAGCAGACCACTCAGCAATTAAGTTAAGCGACCTTAGCAACTCTCTAAGCGCTAACGTTGATTTCAGCGGTTCTGGATTTACTATCCGCGCTACAGCGCCTTCAAACGCCCTTGACGTAGTTAACAAAGCATACGTAGATAACATCTCTGCAGGTCTTAATCCCCATGATGCTGTAGAAGCTGCTACCACTGGAACGCTTGCTGCTACTTATACAGCTGGTTCTGCTGACCTTTCTGGTGGTACGGGTATTGGAGCGTACATTCAAGCATCCTCTAATGGTTTTATTAGCATTGATGCTGTTAGCACTACAAGTAGCCCAGTATCTTTTACTACTGGTTCTCGTGTTCTTGTTAAAGATGGTGTTACTGCTGATGCAGGTATCAACTCTCTTGCTAACGGTGTGTACTACATTGCCTCTGCTGGTGATATTGGCTCTGGCTCAACCCCTTGGAAATTAACTCGCGCAACTGACATGGACAATAGTCCAGCAGGCGAATTTACTTCTGGCGATATTGTCTTTGTTATAGGTGGTACAGCACACGCTGGACAAAGTTTTGTAATGAACTCGCCTGGAACAGGTACTCCAACAAACGCTATTAAGATTGGCACTGACCCTGTTAAGTGGACCCAGTTCTCTGGTGGCGGAACTCTTACAGCAGAACTTCCAATTAACCTTATTAATAACATTATTTCTGTAGCACCTGCTTCTACATCTGCTGTAGGCGTTGCCTCATTTCCAAGCGCACAATTTACTGTTGCTACAACTGGCGCGGTAACTATTTCTGCGCTTGCTGGTTCTGTAGTTTCTGGAAACATCACAGGTAATGCGGCTAACGTAACTGGCGTAGTAGCCCTTGCTAATGGTGGAACTGGAGCAACAACAGATTCTCTTGCTCGTACTGCGTTATCTGCTGCTAAGTCTGGTGCTAATACAGACATCACAAGTCTTGGCGGATTAACTACTGCTTTGTCTATTGCTCAAGGTGGAACAAGTGCTACTACAGCCCCACTTGCTCGCACAGCATTGTCTGCAGCAGCTTTGGGAGCTAACAGCGACATCACTAGCCTTAGTGGACTTACTACCGCACTTACTGTGGCTCAAGGTGGTACTGGAGCAACCTCATTTACTTTGGGACATTTCCTTGTTGGTGGTGGAACTACTGCTGTTACTGCTACTAACTCAATTGCGGGCTCTGTAATCTCTGGAAATATTACGGGCAATGCCGCAAATGTTACTGGAGTAGTTGCGGTTGCTAATGGTGGTACTAATGCCACTACAGCCCCATTAGCTCGTGCATCTTTAGAGGCCGCAAAATCTGGCGCTAATACTGACATTACTAGCCTTGGCGGTTTAACCACAGCACTATCTATTGCCCAAGGTGGTACTGGCGCTACAACTGGGGCTTTGGCAATTGCCGCTCTTGGTGGCGCTCAAAAGAGAACTGGTAACCTAGACTTTTCATCCACAACTGTTGCATCAATTAATCACGGCCTTGGAACTTGGGTTACCGCCCAATCATTTGATGGCTCTGGTTTCTTAATTGACATGGATGTTCAAAACACATCCGCATCTGGTGGAACCACAATTTACACAGTATCTGCTACCAGTGCTACGGCAACTAACTTCACTTACGTAATTGTAGGGTAAACTAGTTACCGAGGAGTTTAACTATGGCACGTAGATTTTTATCGGCTATCAAGCTGCTTACTGGATCAACTCCACCCGCAGGAACCGCTGGCGATACTTTCTTTGATACTGATACTAAAACTGTTCAGGTACATGACGGAGATGCTTGGGTAAACTCAACCGTTCGCGCTACTGACGGCGCTATTGGCGGCAGAGTATTTACTGGTGACACCGCTCCTACTGGACCTGTTGCGGGTGACTTATGGGTAGACTCCACAGGATTCAACTCTCAATCTAACATTTTACGTTGGCGTAAAACTATGTCTGGTGGAGAAACCTCTTTATCTGGTGTTGATGATATAAGCACTGCTCTTTCTTACATACCAGGTTACGAGCTAGTACACATTAACGGCGTACTACAAATTCGCGGTCAAGACTATGTTGCTACTACGGGTACAACTATTACTGGTTTAACTGCATTTGCCGCTAGTGATGTTGTAGACATTATTGCTCACAGCAACATGGTTTATGGGGATTACTACACTCAGGCACAATCTGATTCTAGATATACATTGCAACATCCAGTTACTAATGCTGTAACAAGTACTACCTACACACTTGTCCTTGGTGATGTTGGAGAGTATGTTGAAATGAACAATGCCTCTGCAAATACTTTGACTGTTCCGCTTAACTCAAGCGTTGCTTTCCCTATTAACACGCAAATAACAGTAATACAAACTGGTGCTGGAACAACTACTATTGCACCTACTGGTGGAGTTACTATTAACTATTACTCTCCTACAAGTGCCGTTACCCGAACACTCAGAGCACAATGGGCTGCAGCAACTTTAATCAAGCGTGCTACTGATACTTGGGTATTGATTGGAAACTTGACCTAATGATTCTTGCAGGTGTAGTAGCGGGTAGTGGAATAGTAGCAGTTGTTGCTCCGAGTGCTCCCACATCTTTTTCTGCTACCCCGAGCACTACATCCGTGTCTTTAAGCTGGTCCGCTCCATCTAACAATGGTGGTGGGGCTATTACTAGCTACACGCTAAAGCGTGGGGCTACAACTATCTATACAGGAGCAGGAACATCTTTTAGTGATACTGGTCTGTCTGCTGGCACAGGTTATTCATACACAGTTTTAGCAACTAACTCGGCTGGAGATGGACCAACTGCTGCGGTTAGTACAACGACTCTTGCAACCGTTCCTTCTGCACCTACATCGTTCTCTGCTAGTGCTGCAAGTTCTAGTTCTATTAACCTAAGTTGGGGTGCACCGTCTAGCAACGGTGGTGCTGCAGTAACAAGTTACACACTTAAACGTGGTGCTACAACCATTTACAGTGGCGGAGGAACTTCATTTACTGATACTGGATTATCTCCAGCAACAGGATACTCATACACAGTTCTTGCTAATAACTCTGCTGGTGCTGGTGCGACTGCATCTGCAAGTGCAACTACTTCTGCTGCAGTTCCTAATGCTCCAAGTATTAGTCTTACTTATAACTTTACAGAGTTAGGTCAAGACGAAGAAGGTAATTCTAATGGTATATATTACAATTTTTATACATTGAATATTTCTCATGGTAGTAACAATGGAAGTGCGGTTACTTCAACTCAAGTCCAAGCTAGTGGTGATAATGCAAATTGGGCATTCTATGGTGAACCTTTGTACCCTCCCAACAACAATTCATTTCAATACATTGTAATACAACAGTATTATTATACTTACGTTAGAGCATATGACATAAATGGTGTTGGTGCTGGAGCAGCAAGCAGTTCTGTAATTGCATATGGTTAATAACAATGACAAGTAGAACAGGAGTAGACAATGACTAGAGCAAGAGACTTAGCCAACATTGGCCCAGGCGTTCCTACTGGTTTTCGTAATGCCATTATTAATGGTGGTATGGATATTTGGCAACGTGGCACTAGTGGAATTGTCCCAACTTCTACCCAAGCGTACACGGCAGATAGATGGGAATCGTTTAGGTCAGGATATGCCGCAGGAATGTCCGTTTATCGCCCATCAGGACCAACAGGATTTAACTACGCTGCTCGTGTACAACGTGATGCTGGAAATACTTCAACTGCAAATATGGTATTTTGCCAAGCACTTGAAAGTGTAAATTCTACAAGGTTTAACGGGAAAACTGTTACTTTATCTTTTTGGGCTAGAGCAGGGGCTAATTTTTCTTCAGCTTCGTCTATTTTAAATACTTCAATTACATACGGAACGGGAACCGACCAAAATTTTAGAGGTGGATTTACTGGGTATACTCAAGTTTCTCCTACAAATGTAACTTTAACAACTTCATGGCAACGATTCTTTATTACTGGAAACATCTCAGGTTCTGCAACTCAAGTTGGTGTGCAATTTTTGTACACCCCAGTTGGAACTGCAGGTGCTGCAGACCATTTTGAGATTACTGGTGTCCAACTTGAAGAAGGCTCAACGGTTACTCCATTTGAACAACGTCCTATTGGTACGGAATTATCACTGTGTCAGAGATATTACGAAAAATCATACAATCAGGCAGTCGCGCCTGGAACAGCGTCCAATGACTTAGGAGTAGCTTATGTTTGGGGTACAACTCAAGCAGATGGATTTATTGGAATAACAATTAATTTTAAGGTTCCAAAAAGAACATCCACCTACACGCTTACTGGCTATAGCCCTTCAACTGGAGCTGCAGGAACGTTTGACATTTTAAGGGCTGGCTCTGTAACACCTGGCGTAGCCATTACAGGAACATTAGGTCCTGGAGAAACATCAGCAACGCCTTACGTGCAATCTGGAGCTAACAATGCTTTGGCTCGCGTGTACGGACATTGGACAGTTAGTGCGGAGTTATAATGGCTGTTAAAAGATACAACGGAACTAACTGGGAAGTAAAAGCTGGCGACCAGAACATTACTTACGCCGCTACAGCCCCTACTGCTCCATCGGTTGGTGATGTTTGGGTTTCTACTCAAGACATTGTTAGCTTTGATAACACAGTACAAACAGGTAACCGCAACGTACTTATAAACGGAGCCATGGATATTTGGCAGCGTGGCGCTCCCACTACAGCAAGCCCTACGGCTATTGGAGCTGCTCATGCATACACTGCAGATCGTTGGAATGTGTACCGCGCTGGCCTTATAACAGGTTCGTCTTGGTCCCAACAATCAACTGCGGCAGACCTTCCATTAGATTTTAGATACGCTCTTCGTGTACAAAGAGTTTCTGGCGATACCTCTACTGCATCAGTTGTTTGTGTTCAGGGAGTAGAGACTAGTAATGCTTGGAAATTACGTGGAAAAACTGTTTCGGTTTCTTTTTACGCTCGTGCGGGCGCTAATTACTCTGCTGCCTCAGGTCTACTTGCTGTTAGGGTTGTTACAGGAACAGGAGTTGATGAAACACCGCGCGGAGGTATGACGAGTCAAACAAACGATCTTAATAGCACTGCCACTCTTACAACTTCCTGGCAAAGATTTACGTATACGGCAGTAATTTCAAATAATATGTCTTCTTTAGCTTTCCTTTTAAGTAGTACCCCTGTGGGTACTGCTGGTGCTAATGATTGGTTTGAAATTACAGGGGTGCAACTAGAACTAGGTTCAACTGCTACCCCATTTGAAAACCGCCCTATTGGTTTAGAACTAGAACTGTGCCAAAGGTACTACGTAAATAAGCGAACAGATTTCGCTACGATAAATGGTTTTACAACATCAAACGCACAAAAATGGCTATCTACTTCTTTACCCACAACCATGAGGGCTGCACCAAACTTTACACCATTTGACGGTTTAGGAAATGCTGGTCGTTGTAGCACTCTTGACATTGGTGGAACTGTAACACATAACGTAATACCTAGTTTTCAAACTTCTTATTCAACTTTAGTAACGGTCTTATTTACAGGAACAAACAGTGGATTATACTTTGGGTATGTAGCGGAGATTGAGTTGTAATGTATAAAAAAGTTCAACATCCAACATTTGAAAATCAATTTGCAATTATTAAAAATGACACCACTTGGATTGCACTACATGAAGATAACCCAGAGTATTTTATTTATTTGGAATGGTTAGCCCAAGGTAATGAACCAGAGGAAATATAATGGCGTGTAGAACAGGATACAATAATGGCTAAACAAGCATACGTTTGGGATGGTACTCAATGGGTAGCAGTTGGCTCTCAAGGAGCTAATGGTGACCCTACTCTTACAGTTATCCCCGCTAAAATTGGTTCGTATACGGTAGCGGACGGTGACCAGAGTAAACTACTTCAATTAAATGGTACGTTTACTGTCAGCGTTCCTACTGATGCCACTTTTAATTTTCTTGTTGGAACCCAAATTAACTTACTAAACATTGGTACTGGTGTTATTACTATTGCTGCTGTAAGTGCTGGAACTACTACAGTAAACGGAACTCCTGGACTAAGGCTACGCACACAATGGTCATCTGCCACACTAATTAAACGTGCTGCCAATACTTGGGTACTAGTGGGAGATTTAGCGGCCTAATGAGAGTACTTGGAACAACAGCATCACAGTTTGCTACTCTTTTTCCTACTGTTCTTGGTGGAAGTTTACGTTCTGATGCAACTTATTATTACAATGTCTTTTTTACTACTGGAAACCATGTCTTAACTGTTACTGGTGACCCATTAGACGTTACTTTTTATGTTATTGGCGGTGGTGGTGGTGGAGGTTTCTTAACTACTTTTAACGGCATTACCTATTATGGCGGTGGTGGCGGTGCTGGCGGTTATGTAACTGGCTCAACAACTCTTGCTAATTCTGTTACCAATATTACTGTAGGTGGTGGCTCTACAACTACTGGTAACCCAAGTGAATTTGGTGCTGCTTCTGCTTCTGGTGGCGGTTCTGGCGGTAATGGCACCTCTAGTAGTGGAAGCGCCGTTCCTGGCGGATTTGGCGCTTCAGGCGGCGGCGGCGGTGCTTCAAGACTTTCTCCCTCATCATCAGGAGGCACTAGAATTGTTGATCAAGGAAATTTTGGTGGTAGTGGCACTTTTGGCTCCTCACAGGGGTTACCATATGGTGGCGGTGGCGGTGGCGGTGCTGGCGGTGTAGGCGGTACAGGTACTAGAGGTAGCGGCGGTGCTGGCGGTTCTGGTATTACTTTATCTTTTGGAACCACTATTGGCTTAGTATCTAACACCTTTGCGGTTGGCGGTACATCTAGTGGTACTCAAGCAAGTGGAACAACTAACACAGGTAATGGTGGAAGGTCTGGCGGTAGCCGTAGTTCTGGTGGCTCTGGAATTGTTATTGTTAGATATCTACGCTCAGCAGTAGGTGGATAAGATGGCTTGTAGAACAGGATGCCCAACTCAAGACCACGCCGACTATGGCGAGTGTTTATTTTCTGCGCGTATTAATATAGATAAGAGTAGTTTGAGGCCTTAATGAGTAGAGCATTTACACCTGGCGGTAGGTTTGATACCGATTTTGAGCATTCCGAAATCCACGATGCCATTACTAAAGACCTAACTAACCCAGTAGGTACTGAGGTTTTGTGGTACAGATTTAATTCTGCGGCTACCGTAGTTGACCCAATTTATGATGTCGGCAGTAGCGCTGGCGTAGGCCGCCAATGGTATGACGCAGTTACCCTACCTGTTATTAGGGCAGTTATTAAGCATGGAACTGTGGAGCATAGCCATGAAGGTTTCTACAACGCTGACTCCGTACACCTTACTATTGATAAGTCTGAGCTTTCTAGGTTACTTCCTACGGTATTTAACAACCCTGACCCATTAAATCGTGATCGTATTATCTGGCAAGACCAGGTTTACCGACCACTTTTGTCACAGCTACGTGGTATCGTATTAGAGAAGTTTACTGTAGTATCTTTAGACTGTAGGCAAATTATGCCCGAGGAATTAGTAAATGACAGCCAGTTCTTACAGTACGCCAATTAATTGCGGTACCGCATCTGGCTATGTAGTTCACTGTAAACGTAATCAAGAACCGTGTGAAGCTTGTAAAAAAGCTAAAAGTGAGTATAGAAAAAATCAATACCAAAAAAACAAAACACGGGAAAAAGAACTTCATATTGCTTGGCGTAAGGCTAACCCAGAGAAAATGGATGAGTATCGCAAAACATGGATTGAAGCCAATCCCGATAAGAACAGGAATACTAAAAATTCTTGGGGCAAACGTAACCCCGAATATGGACGCTTAAAAGAACACAGGCGCCGTGCTCGCATGTATTTAGTTGAAAATGAAAAATACACTGAAGCCCAGGTTTTAGAGACTTACGGTTTAAATTGCCATATTTGCTTACAGCCTATTGATTTAAATTCTCCTCGCCGTACAAACAAAGATGGTTGGGAAAATGGGCTACACTTAGACCATCTAGTATCTATAGCTAAGGGTGGGTCAAACACCCTAGAAAACATAAGACCAGCCCATGGCTTATGTAATACTAAAAAAGGCTCTAAAGAGCATCAAGTAAACTAGGAGTTATTATGTGCGCACCGTGTGGATGTGGAAAGAAAAAAGGCGAACCTGGCTACGGCAAAGGTAAGGGAGCATCAAAGAAGCTATCCCCAAAGCAAAGCAAAATTGCTGGAAAAGCTGGGGACCCAAAGAAAATTGATGCTGCTGATCTAGCCGCACTACGGAAGAAGAAAAAGTAATGTGTGCAACCTGTGGCTGTGGAGCCCCAAAGAACAAGCACGGTCAGAAGACTCTTGCCGCTGCTAATAAAAAATTTGCTAAAAAAACTACTACTAAGAAAGCTGGTAAGAAATAATGTGTAAAAAGTGCGGTAAGGGAAAGTGTGCTTGTGGCCCAACTAAGGCTGCGGACAAGAAGCAAGATGCCAAAGCACTGAAGGGCATGACTCCAGCTCAAAAAGCTAAGTTTGAAAAAGAAGATAAAAAGATGGACAAGAAGCCTATGTCCCGCAAGGAAGACACTAAAAAAGACAACGCTCTTGCCAAGAAGATTAAGGGTAAGAAGTAATGGCGCTTGACCACGTTAGCGTATCGGTAGCAACTACCCCAACGCTTCTTTACACAGTTCCTAAAGGGGCTACTCAGTCATACATTACTGTGCAAAACCGCGATACTAGCGCGGCTATTACTATTGGCGATAGCACTCTAGCTGCTATTGGTAGTGCTGATGGCGGCATTAAAATTCCAGCAGTAGTTGGAACTGCGGCTACTAGCCCAGCAAATGTTATTCAATTTTGGGCAAATGGTGGAGATGCTATCTACGCAATGGCATCAACTACACCTGCTATTACATTTTCTTGTATTGTGCTGTCTTCTTACGTTCAGACTGGTTCCGCCTCTTAGTCATGGCTGGCGTTGAAGGGTACTTTGATACCAACCCCTACCGTAATTCCAAATGCCCGTCTTGTAGTAAAAGGCGGAATAGCTTTGGCAAGTGCGCAGATGATAGCTGCAGTAAAGACTATGTAAAGGCTTCCTGCGGGGGTTGCGGTAGAGATAAGATGCAGTCTTACCATAAAGCGGACTCTACTTTTCCTAAGCCAGACTTGGACAAAAGGCCGTGTAGGACCTGTAACTCAAAAGAAGTTGAGTATAACTAAGATTGATTTAGCGGGCGAAAGCCCGCTTTTTCATTTATCCTTGTAATAGTTCCACTGCAGGAACTAAAAGAACTCTTGCTAATACCCTGCTACTCCTCCTAGGAGATTTTGAAAAATGGCTAACAATAGACTGTCAGAGCCTTCTAACTATGACTTTTTGCATGGTGCTCTGTTCTCTGATCCATACGCAGGACAGTTAGCTGGATTTCTTTTTGGGTATTACTTGAGGCGGAACGGATAATGGCATCCGCCGAAGAATCTATTAAAAACTCTTTAAAAACCCTAGCAGCAGACTTTACTAAAAACGTGCGTTCTGCAGCAAAGACTAAGGGCTGGGACCCAAAAGTTGCTGATAGCATTGTTGTTTCTGAAGATTTAGAGATTCAAATTCCAGAAGAATTAAAAGAACAAGCTTTTAACTTAGAGTACGGATTTGAGCGCCAACCTCCTAAACCTGTACTAAGAGACCTTTCTTACGACTCTAAAGAAGATATTAGTAAGGCCGTGTATAAGGGAATCTCTGACTTCTTTACTTCGGCAAAGGTGATCAAATGACTTTTGTTTTAGCCGAGGACGCTGCTTTAAAAACCCATCTATCGGGCATTACCGTATCTGACGAAAAAAACAATAATCGTTCAGTAGGTGTTTGGTTTGGTTACCCAGACGTAGAAATTAGAACTCAAACTTATCCTTTTATTACTATTGATTTGCTTAACGTACGGCAAGCCCCAGAACGTCAAACTTCTGGATGGATAATAGATAGTGACCGACAAGGTACCGTAGCCGCTCAAAACGGGCAATTCTATGAATACGAAATCCCTGTAGCTTACGATTTAATTTACCAAGTAACCTCGTATGCCCGCCATCCTAGGCATGATCGCGCTATAATTTTTCAGTTAAACCAAAAGTTTCCAGGTCTTAGAGGTCGGCTAGCTGTCCCTAATGATCTGGCTACAGAAACCGCTTATCGCCATATGTTCCTAGAAGGTGTCGTAAAGTCCGACGCTGCTACGGGAGAGAATGGAAATAAACGGCTTTTGCGAAACGTTTACACAATTCGCGTAGTAAGTGAAATGACCCCACCTGGTGCAGCAACCGCTATACCAGACGTAGAAGTTGTAAGCATAAATAGAAACTCAAGTGGTTGGGTCGAAGCAACGGTCCCCGATGATAAATATACGGTTTAAAAACTTAATTAACCCTCTTAAGGAGAAATAATGGCTACCTATAATAAGCCTGGTGTGTACGTCGAAGAGACTCTTACGCCTAATTTGCCAGTAGTTCAAGCTGAAGCACCTTCAGTTGCTGCATTTATTGGAGTTGCTGACCGTGGACCAACTACAGTTGTAGGTGGTGCAGTTCTTGCTGTACCTACTTTGGTCACAAGTTTTGCTGATTTTACTCGTCAATTTAGCTTTGACAATGTGGTAAATACTTTTAGCGGAGCTAATGTTTCAACAACTTCAAACGACTTAAAGTACGCAGTAAAAACCTTTTTTGATAATGGTGGTGGGCAAGCTTATGTCTTACGCACTGTTAATACAAACGCTACTAAAGCAACTGCTGTATTTCGTAATAGTAACGCTCAGACCGTACAATCTGTAAACTGGTCTTTTGACGGAACCACAAATATTGCTTCGAATAAACTAACTATTACTGCTACTAGTGGTACTCCTTTTGCTTCTTTTGAGCCAGGAAGACTAGTTAATTTTAGCAATGTTAGTGCTACAAATTACGCTTTCTTAAATAACAAGCCTTGGGTAGTCTCTTCTATTGAATCAAGCGGTGCGGGATTTTCTGTTGTATGGGTAAACGCTACTGCAGTTGCAGCTGCAACACAGACTTCTGGTACTACCACTAACGTAACACTTAGTGGTGGCGCACCTAGCTCTGTAGCTACGCTTACCGCAACAGCAAAAGACCACGGCGTTTGGGCGGGTAGTGGCGCGGACCCTAAATCTATTTGGGTTGGTATTGAGCCAGACAGCACTGAAAATTTCTTTAACTTGTCTGTTTATTTCAGCACCACTGCGCTTTCTTCTACCGAGCTTACTCCAACTAACAGGGTTGAACAATTTACTAGTTTAAGTATGGATTCAGCAAATTCCCGTTATTTTGTAAATATTATTGGAAACAATTCTAATTGGATTACAGTTTCAGATAATGCAGCGGCTACTACTGGGCGGTACGACCTTCCAGCATTTACTGGTTACTGGGGAACTGCAACTACGTCTGCAAATATTAGCACTACAGACGGATCGTTTGTTTGGAATACCGCAAACTTTAACACAACTACTCTTTCTGCAGCAAAACTTGGAAATACAGGTACAACTGTTGTTACTCTTGCGGGGGTTGCTGGCGCTGACGGTTCTACTGCCCCTAATTTAACTTCGCAGGCATTAGCTAGATTAGACGCTGTCTCTGCTCCGCTTATTATAAATTACCCAGCTGTTAGTGCTAGTGCAACAATTAATGGATTGTTAAGCTACGCGGCAACTCGTGGAGATTCATTTGTAGTAGTTGATGCTGCAAATACTACGGTGGCTAGCGTACTGGATGCAACCACTGGCATTGGTTCTTACGCAAATAATTTAAATTATGGTGCTGCTTACTACCCGTACATCGTAATTGCTGACCCAGCGTCTACAACTGGTGCTACTAAGTCTATTGCTCCTGGAGGCGCTGTAGCTGCCCTGTACGCGTCCACAGACGCAGCTAGAGGCGTGTTTAAGGCTCCTGCTGGTTCAAACGCATTGGTCCGCTCAGCGGTCTCTGTACCCGCGTTAACTAGCGCAGAGTTTGATTTAATTAGCGGAAGTCAAAGCAACCTAAACGTTATTCGTTTTGTGCCAGGCTCAGGAATCTGCGTAATGGGAGCTAGAACTCTTAGCAGCTTGTACTCAGATAAGTATGTTCCAATCCGTCGTACTTTGAACTACTTGTCAAACACCCTTAAAAACTCCACTGCATTTGCAGTATTTGAGCCTAACAACCCTACATTGTGGAACACCGTAACTGGAACTGTAAGAGGAATTCTTTCAGACTTCTGGAATGATGGTGGATTGTTTGGCGCAACTGAAGCCGAAGCTTTCTATGTTAAGTGTGATGAAACCATTAACACCGCACAAGTAATTGCTTCTGGAGAACTTAGGGTTGAGGTAGGCGTAGCGTTGCTCCGCCCAGCTGAATTCGTAATTATTAAACTTGGTCAGATTGACGGTGGAGCCACCGTTACTACCTCTATTTAAGGAGACAACACAACATGTCAGAAACAACTAAAAATCTGAATGTGATTGACTCACGTTCTACCATTCAAACTGACCCAATGCGTGCATTTAGATTCCGCGCTAAATTTAACATTGCTGGTGGAACCGCGTTTAGTCCCGCTATTACTAGCTTTAGTGGCGGGTTTAACTCCGTATCTGGTCTTAATACTACGGTAGCTCCTATCACGTACCGTGAGGGTGGGTACAACACTACTATGCACCAGGTTCCTGGCATGGCTACATTCTCGCCTGTAACGTTTAGCCGTGGAGCTTTGTACGGAAATGATAGTGCGATTACTTGGATGAGAGGCTTATTTGCCGCAGCATCGGGAGAAGGACTGGCTGTAGGTACTACCAGTAACGCTAGAAATTTTCGTTGTAAAGTAACTATTGAAGCTATGGACCACCCAAATGCTGGGACTTCAACCAACATTCCAAGAATTGGATTTTACCTACACAATGCTTGGATTACTAGCCTAGCGTTTTCTGATCTAAACGCTGGTGCTAACGAGCTTATGTTTGAGCAAATGACATTAGTACATGAAGGCCTATCTGTAGCAATGCTTAACGCAAATGGAACTGCTACTACTGGAAACTTCAAGCCAGCTGGATTTGCCTAAACTACGATAAAATATTTCGAGCTAAATAAGGAGCACTAATGGAACAAGCAATTACTGACCTAGATAAAGTTAATGAACTTGCTAAGCAATTCATGGACGAGTCTAGTGATCTAGATCCTATTACTACGCAAATGCCAACTAGTAACGAGGTATTTTTACCTGGGGGTTTAATTAATAGTGAGGGAATATTAATTAAATCTGCTACTATTCGTGAGCTTACTGGAGCTGATGAGGAAGTTATTGCCTCAACACTTTCTGTAGGTCGTGCGCTAGAAGTTATCTTTAAACGAGGTCTTGTATCGTTGGGAGAAGAGTCTCCTACAAAACAAGACTTAGATACTTTATTAGCTGGGGATAGAGAATCTATTCTTGTAGGTATTAGGATTGCTACTTTTGGCAGCATTGTTCCGTTTAAAGTAACCTGCACTTGCGGGGAACTTCAAGATATTGAGTTCGATTTAGAAACAGATTTAAAAACTGAATTTTTAGAAAACCCAATTAATGATCGAGTATTTACTGTAAAAGGAAAAGCTGGGGAGTTTACAGTTGGGCTACCTAATGGCGTAACAACAAAGCGTTTATTAGAAATTGAAAACAGCGCTCTTCCAGAGCTTGTTACTGCATTGCTATCAGGGTGCTTAATCTCTATAAACGGTGAGCCTTCAATGGGCAGAAGTACTGCTCTAGGACTGGGAATGGCTGACCGAGAGCTTCTTGCAAATGAAATATACAAAAGAAACCCAGGCCCACGCCTTGGGGAGGTGAGTAAGGCTTGCAAGGCATGTGGTACGGAAATTCTGTTATCACTAAGTCTAGCGGACTTATTTCGCCTATAATAATAAAGACTACGAATATTTAATGGACACCTATGAAGTACTAATCCGTGCATTTCCTGGTTGGAGCATGAGCGACATACGCTTACTTTCTTTTAGGGAAAGGCAAAATTGGCTTAGAAGAGCCAGAAGATAAAGGATTAGCATGGCACTGAATGATGATTTAAACGAAACTAAGAGTCTTGTAACCGACATAGCGAATGAGCTTGAACGGGGTCAAAATGCAGCCAAAGGCACAGGTGAGGCACTTCGCCCTAACGGTTCCTCATCTACTATTAAAGCTAATGTAAGCACATCCGCACCTGGTCCTGGCGGAACTTTTGGCTCTAATGGTTTTGCTTCATTTGCAGGCGGAGCACCTACAAGCACTGCGCCAAGCGCTCCAATACCTAGTACCCCAGAAAGATTTAAGTCAGCAGACGAACGCACAGGTTTTCGTAAAGCTGTTAGCGGCCTAGGAGCTGCGGGACTCTATGGGATAAATAATTTAATGGCTGCGGCATCATTAGCGCCAACTACTCAAGAGTCCGTATACTTAGAGCAACTTTCAAATAGACTTAGATTTTACACTAATGGGAACATATCCAATAAAGAAGGCTTTAATATTCAAAAGCAGGCTTCAAATATGGGTACTGCAATTAGTGCGCTGGATGCCCCTACTGCAATTAATAGTTTAGTTTCATCGGGATTAATGCCTGGTTTAAAAAATTTTAGAGCTGGCACAGGATACACAGGAATTCTTGGTGGTGCAGCACTAGCCTCAAACCTTACTCCTGGTATAGGAATTACTGGCGGCGCTGGAGTAATGGCTGGATTAAACCAAGCATCTAACGTAAACATGTTAAAAATGTTTGGCGTTCAAGTTAGAACTCCTGATGGTACTGGTATGAATGATCTAAGTAATATTATTGACCAGTTATACACATTACTAGCTAGAAACGGACCTGTTAGTGAAAGAGACATTGCTATATCTGCTATGTCTGGTAATGCGTTAGACAGTATTATTAATCAATATTTTGGTGGAGACCCTAACATTCGCTCTACAATTATTGCTGGGCTTATTCAAAAATCAAAAGGAATGGGTTTTGCAAAAACAACAAGCAAAAAATATCCTAAAAGAGGCTCGCTTGAAGAAAGTGGTGCTTTAACCCAGGGAGCAATGACTACAAGCAATAGAAGCACATCAGAGTTACAGATGTTACAAAAATTGTCTAACCCTGTTGTTCAAGGACTTACTAGAGCAAATAACATAGCTCAAGGAATGTTTAACTTTATGGGCTCTGAAGGTGATAAAAACACTAAAGCGGGCGCGGCAATTAGAGCAGGTTTAAACATAACTACCATGATGGAAACTTTATCTGGTATACGAGGAGGTGCTGGCGGATTGCTGGCAGATACTGCAACTGGTGGTTACGGAGCACTTGCAGTTGGTGGAGTTTCAGTAATTAAAACTTTAAACGATGCGTTAACGGCTGGAAAATTAGACCTTAATCCTGAGTCAACTGGTATAAGTACCACAGGCGCAACTATGGCTTCAAAGGCTGGACCTTTGTACACAGGTGCTATAACAATTAACGTTACTACTACTGGTGATGATCCGTACGCATTTGGGGATGCAATTTACAAAGCTATGACAGCTAAGAGTTAGAGGACACAATGGCAAATGTTATTAATGGTGACGGAAGTCTACCAAGTTCTAGCGCATCTCTTTCAAGGCAAATTGCACAGAACAGTAGTTCGGCAGTAGAGACTTCGGCGTTTACCTCCGTAGCTCCTATAACAACAAATACAGGTAAAATAAACCTTGCGTTAACATCTAGCCCTACCTCTAGTGTTCCTAAGACCCTAACTACTCCTCCAAATGTTTTATATCGATACCAATGGAACTTACCGCCACATCAATGGAGTATGCCTGTTGAGCCTTCTACTATGCTAGGTAATACCGTAGTTAACCAAAAAGCTAGAAAATTAAACATTGGCGTATCCGATAGGTACCGACGTGGAAGAATTTACTGGTACGCCAGGCCTGGCAATAAATACGCAACTTCAACCGCTACTAATACTGGGTCTAATAAACAAGACCCTAGATATGGGTTTCAGTTTTTATGGAATCCAGATACAATTACTACTTCAGTTGCTGTAAACCTGGACATTACTCCTACATTTGCTGACAAATTTGTGGATGTAGCTGGGGCATTTCCTAGCGGTGAAGCGCTTGCATTTACAATTCGTCTAGATAGAACTAATGACTTTGCTTGTATTCAAGGAATTCGAGACAGTCAGAGAAGTAACCCAAGTGAAGATACAATTGCTACCACTTTTGCAAATAAACAATATTACGATTTAGCAGGTACGTTTGACACTACTGGTTCTTACCAAAGTTACTTTAAAAATAAAATAAAAGAACTTAGAAAACTTGGAACCATAGCCGACATTGAATACTTATATAAAGCTATTAATGGCCCTGGTTGGAAAAACCAAGCTACAGGACGTGATAGTTCTGATATTGGTTTCTTAAGCCCTACCCTTCTTCGGATAGATATTGGGCCTTTAAGTTATTTAGGTTATGTAAATAACATTTCGGTGAACCATATAGCTTTTAGTAAAAGCATGATTCCAATTAGAACCGATGTTTCTCTTCAATTCAATTTAATGGCTACCGCAGGATTGGTGACAAAATAATGGCTATCGTATCAGGCTCTAGGTATGAAAACTCAGTTGTCGATTACTTTAAAAAAGACGAGAACGGAAATACTTACCCTATTGTTTTTTATGCTTTTGACTCTTTATCTAATATATCGTTTAGCCTTCATACAATTATTGAAGGAGAAACTCTACAAGGGCTGTCAAATAAATATTATAACCGACCAGACTTATGGTGGGCTATCGCTGAGTACAACCCTGAAGTAACTGATTTTATTAACATACCCGCAGGAACTGAGTTAAGAATACCTAATGCTTAATTACGTTACGATTGAATTTCCGTTGGCAGAATCTCCGCCTCAACGGTTACTTTCGTTTACCCTAAACCAAGAGCGCTACGCGCATGAAGTAGCTGTTGTTAAATTTAGGGACTGGGATGTAAAGTATTCTAATATCAGACCAGGAGAGCCTGTTCGTTGTGTAATTAAAGGTCGAGAAGAGCTTAGAGAATTTGTTGGGTACATCCACGACATCAATCCTGAGATAACTCCTGGAAAAGCATTTGTAAAAATGACTCTAATTGGAGCATCTTATAAATTAAAACAGTCTAGACAACGAGTGTTTACCAATGTAACTGCCTCTCAGATAGTAGAACAAATAGCTCAAGAGTATTCATTACAAGCTACTGTAGAGCCTCACCCCAGAGTTTATGAGCAAGTTGTTCAAGCTGGTCAAACTGAACTTCAGTTAATAACTAGATTAGCTAAACAATGTGGGTACACGTTCCGTGTTCAAAACACCTCAATATTTTTTCAAGGGTTAACTAGCGAGTATACGTACCAAAGAAAAAACGCTAAGTCTTTTATTATGCGAGAGGCTAATGACCCAGCGGGTTCTACGCTATACTCCTTTAATTTAACTCTTGGTGAGTCCGTACGTTACGTAGATGCGTATAAGTCTGCAACTCAAATCGGTGGCGTTGACCCAAAAAATATTAATTCAAGTTTAGTAACAGATACTAGATTAGATACCTTAAGAGAAACGTCTAGGACTGAATTATTTGATAGTTATTCCGTAGACACCGTGGCTCCTGGCTATGATGCAGCATACTATGAAGCTATTGGAGTCAATCAAAGAAATCGTTTTCCTTACAGAGCTAGGATTGAGGTTTTAGGAACCCCTACGTTAGGGCCTGATAAACCTATTTACTTAGGCGGCATTGGCAAAGACTACACTGGTTATTGGATAATTTTATCCGCTAAACATTACATAGTTGAAACTAGCCCTAACATATTACGGTATACAACTATTTTAGAAGTTGGGTCCGACTCAATTGGCGCCGCTTCCGTTTGGTCTGACGGACTTGTAGAAGCCCCAAACGATATTCCAGAAAGAGTCTTAATTTCTGGAGTAAAAAATGTTTCAGTAAACTCAGAGTCTGTTTTAACAGCGGGGTCTCAAGCAACAGCTAATGACGGGTTTACCCTTGTAACAAACACAAGTTTGCCAAATAGCGCAGTTACTAATAAAGCAACAACATGGAGAGCAAAGCTTCCTAAATCAGAAGCAACTACTGCAAGTGACACAAGAGTACGCTCTCGGGCAGCGGCTAATAGGTTGGAGTCTCGCGGTGTTATCTAATTTACTTGCTAGTGATCTTGCCGATAAAAGGTTTTATGGAATTTACCGTGGCATTGTTGTTGATACTAATGACCCAGAAAACTTAAACCGTATTAAAATGAAAGTGCCTCAGATACTTGGCAATGCGGTAACTGGTTGGGCTTGGCCTATTGTTGGTGTACCTGAAAATAAAAAAGCTCCTTACGGCTCTTTTAGTGACTCAACTACTCAAGACATTGCAGCAGTTAATACTCCTCAAGTAATAACCATTAACACAAAAGAAGAAGCTTTTAGGGTTTCTATTGTGGATGGTTCAAAGCTTACGTTTGCTAATGCTGGAACATATGACATTCAGTTTTCGGCTCAGTTGCAAAGAACTAACAAGGGACACGATACTGCGGATATTTGGGTTAAGCTAAATGGAAGTTTGCCAACTCAAAATGTTTTAAGAAGCAACGGAAGCATAGCTATTAGTGGTGACGCTAATGCTAACCCTCAAATTATTGCTTGGAACTATGTACTAACAGTTAAAGCGGGTGACTATTTAGAGTTTTGGTGGCGAGGAACAGACACTCATATTCAATTACTTGCTAAACCTGCAGACGCAGTAGTCCCAGCAACCCCTTCATTTACAGTAACTGCGACCCTTGTTGGTGGCTTTCTTCCAGTTCCTGGGGATGGCTGCTGGGTAATGTTTGAAGGCGGAGACCCTAATTTCCCACTATGGCTAGGAGCGTTCTAAAATGAAAAAAACGGTACTAGATAACTCTTATGTTATTGACCTTCCTTTTGATTTATCCACTAAAGGCAGGGTTAACTCTATTGTTGACAACTCTCCAAAAGTTTGGAGAAACAAGCTTTTAGCCTTGTTATCAACGGGAATTAACGAGCGAGTTTGGTATTATATTTATGGAGCTAACTTAAACAGTCTAATATTTGAAACCAGTTCTCAAGTTGTGGAAGATGCAAGAACAGCTATTTCCCAACTATTTATATCCTGGTTGCCCGACCTAGAACTATCTGAAGTTTCTGTTGATATTGACTCAGACAATGCAGCGGTTACTTTTACTATAATTTATTCACTTCCCTCTGGGGATACAGATTCTGTTAAAATATCAACATCTTCCCTCAATAATGCGGGTGAAACGTTAGAGGTGCTTTAAGTGGCTGACAATTTATACCTACCACAGGTAGACTACACATCTAGGGATTACGCGTCTTTAAGTAAAGACTTGAAAGCGCTCATTCCAAATTTTGCTCCCCAATGGACTTCCCGTGACTCGGGAGACTTTGGTATTGTATTGCTTGAGTTGTTTGCTTATCTTGGTGACCTCCTTAACTACCAAATTGACAGAGCAGCTAATGAAGCATTTATTTCTACGGCTACTCAAAGAGACACCGTTCTTAACTTAGCTAAATTATTAAATTATATTCCAAACGATGTTAACGCTGCAACTGGCACAGTAACACTTAGCAACTCTGGGGCTACAGAAGCAACAATTGCTGCTGGAACTGAGGTTTCTACCACGGCTGATGGAATTAACCCCGCTGTAACGTTTACCCTTAATGAAGCAGTGAATGTTCCAGCACAAGTTGGTATTGTTAATGGAACTGCATCCGTTGCAGTAACTCAAGGTAAAAGTACAACAGAGACTGTAGGTACATCTACTGGAACTCCTAACCAAGAATTTCCGTTATCAAATACTGGAGTAATAACAGGAGCAGGAATTACCGTTACTGTTGCTGGAATTACCTACAGTAAAATTAATTTTATTATTGATGCAAATAGTACGGATGCTGTTTACTACACATATACTGATGGCGCTGGAATTACTTACGTAGTATTTGGTGATGGAATTTCTGGTCGTATTCCACCGAACGGATCGTCAATTTCAGTAACGTACAGGTATTCGGAAACATCAGGGTCTGTTGGAAACGTAGCGGCTAACTCAGTAAAAAATATAAACATATTTGGAATAGCTGTAACTAATGAACTTGGTTTTTCTGGGGGCACTGACGCCGAATCTACTGACTCTGTTAGAGTAAATGCTCCGCTTTCTTTAAGAGCTTTGGATAGAGCGGTATCTTTAAAAGACTACTCAAGCCTTGCTGTTCAATTTAATGGGGTTGAAAAAGCAAATGCTATGGCAACTAGCCTAGCTTCTATTGTTTTATTTATTGCGGCTTCTGGTGGTAGATTAACTACAACTGCGTTTAAACAAACTGTGTATGACTACTTTGTTGATAAAATTCCACCTGGGACAACTGTGTCTATCCAAGATTTTACTGCAGTATACCCATACTTAACGGTCACTGTACAGGTTCGCAGTCAATACAACGCAGCGCTTGTAGGAGCTGCTGTAGGGGATGCTTTAGAAACTTTATTAAATTTTGCAAACGTTACCTTTAATGATTTAATTACTTTAGGTGATATTTACGCAACCTGTAATGCAGTAGACGGCGTTGAGTATGTAATTATAAATGATTTTGAAAAGTTTATTAGCAACCCAAGTAGTGGTTCAGGTATCTACAGCCAAACCGCAACTCTAGAAACTAACGCTACTACGGGATCAACCGTGTTGATAGTAGATAGTACATCTGGGCTATGGTCATCTGGAACAGTTAAACCAAGAATAATTTCTCCAACGGCTTTTAATAACGCCACCATATCTAGCTTAGCTGGAACCAGTGCTAATATTACAGCAGTTTCTTATACCTCAGCAGGAACGGTAATTACCTACACGGCAAGCAACACGTTTGTTCCTGGGCAAACGGTAGCAGTTACTGGAGCAACAAGCACTCAATATAACGTAACGTTACCAATTGCTAGTGCCACTGCAACACAGTTTACCATTGTTGCAACAGCTGCTGGAGGCTCTACATCTACTGCTGTTGCAAACGCTACAACAGGTGGAGTCAACATTAGTGCTGCGCCATCTTCAACAGTAAGTAGCGGAACAGCTATTGTTATTCAAGGTTTTGGAAACGTAGCAGACTTATCTTGCTCTGTAAATGAAGTTCCAATTCTTGAGAGCTCATACATTAATATTATTACTACGGGCGGTGCTAGTTAATGCCCTTAGTAAATAGCCTTGACGCTTTTTTTACTTCAGAGGTTTCTGCGCAGCCATCTAACTACCTAATTAATCACGTTGCCTGGGAACCTCCTTCTGAAGCAGTTGATTGGACAGACTTAAGAGTAATTAGGAACACGTCGGGATACCCTAGAAATATTAATGATGGCGTAACTATATTTTCTGAGGGCCCTGAATCTGTAATCCTTACGGTAAGCGCAGTTTCTGGAGCAAACTCTATTGGAGCCCTTACTTATGCTGGCGGAGGTAATGCTCCGCTACCAGCATCAACAACCTATGCATACTATACAAACCTTACTGCAAGTGGAGATACTAAAGGGGCAAAGTTTAATGTGACGCGATCACTAGCAGACTTTGGAGCTGTGATTGACGTTGAAATTATTTCGTACGGTAGTGGGTACGCTGTTGGCAATACTTTAACGATACCAAAAGCTAATATTGGATACGTTTCAACTACTGCTACCCCATTAGTTACCGATTTAGTTTTAACCGTAACGGCTTTAGGAGGAACCCAAAAAGGAATTACGGCTACTGGGTTTAGCGCTACTACATATGATAAATCAAAAATAATTCCTAATAACGGTACTTTTACGTACACTAACGTAGCGGGAACTTCAGTAGGAACATCAAAAGGTAAAGGCGCAACTTTTGATATATCTAGAGTAGGTAACGGGACTACCGCTACAACAACAGTTACTCTAAGAAATAGTGGTTCTAACTATAAAGTAGGAGATAAAGTTAGAATAGCTGCATCTCTTATTGGCGGTAGAACAACCAGAACTGAACTTGGCATGGAAGGCTCGTTTCATATATATGATACGGGGGCAAACTCAGCATTAACCGCCAATCCAGGTAAGGGAGTTACTGGTAGCTCATTAAATTCTCCAAAATATTATTACTCATTATTTGCAGAGTATAACGATGGCGCTACTCGTAGGTGGAAAAAGTTAGGTGAAACATCTAGCTTTGCTATTATTAATGTTGGAACAGCGGAGGCAATTCGTCGCCACCTTCCTGCAATATATAAACTTAATGATAAAGGTCAAGACAACCAAGATTTAAAAGATTTTTTAAGTTTGTTTGCTTTTCATATAGACTTATACCGCACTTCAAATAAAGCTGTGTTTGAGTTGTCCAATCCAAAAACAGTTGATGAGCCATTATTAAAATTGTTAATAAAACAGCTTGGCGGTTCTTACGAAAACGTAAGTAGTTTAATTCAAGCTAGAACATTATTAGCAAACCTTATTAGAAATTACTCAACTTCAGGCTCGGTTGTTGGCGTAGCTAATCAACTTGAATCACATAGTGGATATCCAGTTTCAATACAAGCGGGCACTAATTACTTACACAATTACAACACATCTTCGTTTATAGAAAACACTGGAGATTGGTACCCTAGGAACGCTGCTGCGTATGGGACTAGTGCTCCTTTTTCAAGTATTTTAACTTTAGCGGGTCCTGTTGATGGCAGCTTAGCTTCGTTTTCAAACTGGAATTTAACTCTTGCTACTGCGTCTTCTGTGGGAAAGACTGTAACTTTATCGGGCGCAGATACTTCAAAAATACGTTCTGGTATGCGTGTTCAGGTTTCTTCTTCTGCTCCAACTGGAGTATTTGCTGTAGGAACTGTAGTTACATATGTTGAAAATTCAACTACTTTTAAAGTTAACTTTACTCCAGGAACAACACTAAGCGGAGCTACTATTCAATTCTCAGACAATATAGTTTCTGGAATGGGAAAGATAACAACCGCAACCGCAGGTTCTCCATTGTTTTCAACAGGACCTAAAAGAGCAGAGTTAACTGCCACGGCTAGTAGCGGAGCTACCTCATTAAGTTTAAAGCCAAATATTGCAGCTACAAATGATTACGTTTTACATACTAATTCAAATGAAGCAATTGTGGCAGGAACATACGTAACTTCTGCTACAAGTTCATCTTCAACCGTATCTATATCTAATCCTACCAGTACTTCAGTAGCGTCTGCCCAGACTGTTATTCTTTCCCCACCTCCCGCTTCAGATATTCCTGCCGCATCTACAGCCTGGCAAGCAGTGCAGTCAAATAAACCATATGCGTTTGGCATGTACTTTAGTAAAGCTGGGGGAACTGCTAGAACCACTGAGGTTAGAATATCTTGGTACAACGTAAAGGGTGAATCAGTAGGAACTACAGCTACGGGAACGCTGGCATCTGCTACTCAGTCCTCAGCAAACACTTGGTACTTAAACCATATAACTGCAGTTAGCCCAATTAATGCGGCCTATGCTGAGCCTGCGTTTGCTATTAACAGTATGGGCTCTGCCGAAAGTTATTACGTAGATGCATCTTCATTTACTCACCCTATACAAATAACTTACAGAAGTCTTGCAAGTAACTTTGTTACGCTGTCTACTAACGAAGAAAATAATTTTGTAGTCGGTCGTACTGTTAGTGTTACTGGTTTAGGGGCACCTTTTGATGGTACTTTTACTATAACGGCAGTAACTAACAATGCTTCTACAGGTGACTATTCGTTCACTTATGCGGCTACTAACGCTGATATTGCTGGAAATATTTGTTTGGGATATGCTGCATCAATTCCAACAAATTTTGTAGATGCAAGAACTTCTGAAATTACCGTAGCGTCAAATAGAAATAACTTAGTTCCTAATCCTTCTTTTGAAACAAATACTACTAGTTGGGCAGCAAGTACTTCTGCGGTAACAATCTCTAGAGTAACTTCGGATTTCTATAAAGGTTCCGCTTCTTTGCAAGCAGTTGTAGCGTCGGCCGCTGCAGTTAACAGCGCAGTTATATCAAGTGACACTTCTTACCCAATAAAAGTAAGCAGTGGAGAGACATATACATTTAGTGCTTATGTAAAAGTAACAAATGGAGCTTCCGCAAATTATGATCTTAATGTGGTTTGGTACAATTCCAGTGTAGCTTCCCCAACAGTAATTGGTACTTTATCTGCTGCTACCCCCACAACAATAACAACTGCTAGTGGATGGACTAGGTTAACCGTTAGCGGCTCAGCCCCTAGTGGCGTTTTTAGAGCTGCAGTTTCTGTTAGAAAACTAAGTGCAATGACTAACACGGCTACATTTTTAGTAGATGCGGTAATGGTAGAAAAATCCGAGTTTTTAGATTATTATTTTGACGGGGATTATGATGGGCAAAACTACTCGGATGACAGAGACTCTATGTGGGAATCTACGGCTCGGTTAAGCCCTAGCCATTTGTACATCGATAGAGTAACCACACTTGGTAAACTAGACTCATTAATTACGGATGTGACTTACTATGCTTAAAAAAGCAAGTTTGGGAAACTCAGCTGCCCAAATAGCTACTGCTATTGTAGAGTCTAATAGTCTTATTACATACACTACGTCTGATACGCATTCAATCTTTGAAGGCGCTAAAGTAACAGTAACAGGCGTTACAGCAACTACTGGGGTATTACCAAACGTAACTAATGCTTTAGTATACAAAGTAAACAACGCAACTTCTTTTAGTGTTAAACCAAATTCTGATTTTACGTACACAGGAACATTTCCAGCAACATTAGCTGTGGGTGGTGACGCAACAGTTTATTCAATTAATGGTGCGTTAATGTCTTCGGAGTTATTGTTTGCACAACCTGAAAAAATTATTAGACCAGAGTATTTTAATTTTATTTCTCCTGAAATATCACTAGTTGCTTCTGGAAACGGTGTTCTTGTAACTTGGGATGCGCTGGGTGTAGCTAACCCTCCAGCAACAATATTGGTTGAAAGAATTTTAGGAACAACTAGCACAGTAATTAGTACTGCGGCTACTAGCGTATCTACCTCTGCATCTTATGTTTTAGATGGAAGTTTAACTGCTGGAACAACTTACACTTATAGGGTCACCGCACTTAATGAAATTTTAAGTCAAGTTGCTACTACTAGTATAGTTACTTTATACATCAACGCAATATCTGCCTTAACTGCAGTGGCTAAACCTAATACAGCAAATACCGTTTCTTTATCTTGGAACGCCCCTGTAACAAACGCTGCTATAAGTCAATATGAAATTGATAGAAGTTCTAATGGCGGGTCTTCCTGGTCAGCTTTAGCTACTACAGCAAGCTCTGTTTTTTCTTATGATGATGCAACAGCAACTGCAAATGGAAGTACGGCTTACACGTATAGAATTAGGGCTAAAGCTGCGTACGCCGCTGGAGCTGGTGGAGATATCTACAGTTCTTACACAAGTAGCTCTGCAATTTTCCCATTCTTTATATCTACAGCAACTCCTACTGCAGCTACAGTTGCTTCTACTGCAAACAGATTACTTGTATCGTGGAGTGCCGTTTCTGCGGCGTTCCCAGCTGTTACAAGTTACGAACTTCAAAGAGCTTCATCTTTCAATAACTCTACTTTTTCTGAGTGGTCAAACTTAACTCTTGGTTCTCCTACCGCAACTTCGTATTCTGATACTGCGGCAACTTCCGCTATTTATTACAAATATAGGATTAGAGTTTTAAATGGGCAATTGACTAGCGCATACGTAGAAAGCAATTCTATACAAGCATTCTATTTAGCTGATCCATTAAGCGCCCCAACAGTTGGACGTACAAGCACAACAGTTACAAGCCTTACAGTTAGCGGCGGTTCATACACAGCAAACCCATCAATTACTGGTTACAACATTCAACGCGCAATTTCTGGAACCTCTCCTTCGTACGTATCTGTAGGGGCAACTAATTATTCAATTACGTTACCTTATGTAGACAGTACAGTTGCTACTAATACTTCATATGTGTATCAAGTTAAAGCAAAAAATGCAGAGTTGACCACCGCTAATTGGTCTGCTGCTTCTACAGCTATAACCACGTATGGTGCTCCAAGTGAACCTATTTCGTTTACCGCCATCCCACTTACTGGTGGAACTTCCATAGCTTTAAGTTGGAGTGCTCCTGTAAACAACGGTAGCATAGTCACAAGCTACACACTAAAGCGCGGGGCTACCACTATTTATACAGGATCAAACACTTCATTCACCAATACTGGTTTAAGTCCTGTAACTTCATACTCATACACTGTTTCAGCAACTAATTTTGTAGGTACTAGCCCTAACGCAGTAGTTAGCGCATCAACTACTGCTGGTGTTCCTAGTGCTCCAGTTATTTCTGTAGATAGCAGCAGTGGTGGAAGTAATGAAAGTCCAGCAATTTACTCTGTGTCATGGACTACTCCTGCAAATAACGGAAGTGCAATTACAGGATACATATACGAAACTCTAAATTACTATAACTATGGAGTTTGGCAATATTATGCATCTTTTCCCGCTGGAACAAACAATGCCACTTTTGGCGCAGACGTTGGTGGCGATTATGCAATTAGAATATCCGCAGTTAATGCCATTGGCACTGGAACACCAAGTAATAATATTGGAATTAGTTTCTACTACGATCAGTACAACCAACCTTACGTTCCACGAGACGATTAACGTATCACTTGACCTAGTCTAAAGTACGTGTATAGTAGGTTTCCTACCCATAAGGAGAACCTATGTACGACCACATCATAGTCACGGGAAATGGTAAAACTAGCCGTGCAAATGTTGAGGCTTTAGTAGATGACTACATCCACGCTAATCCAAAGATTAAATTTACATTAGCTAACCCCGTCAGACTTTCTGAAGGTCAAGTATGGCTTAAACAATATCTTTCCGATAAGGAAATTGAGTTTGAGACAGAGCTCTCAAACCCTGAGGATATAAGGGAAAACTCAGCTATGTTCATTCTTTGGGATGACGATGATCCTGAGTCTTTGTCTAGCCTTGCTATTGCTAAGGAAAACGGAATACCAGCGTTTGACTTGACTGAGGGACTTAACGAACTAGTGCCTCAAGACTCAATCAAAGCCGTTACGGCACCTGCCATTCCTGAACAGGAGCAGATGACCGAGGAAGAACTTGAGGCGGATGTTGAAGAGGAAGACGCCGCGGAAGAGTTTGAAGACCCACTATACGAAGCCGTTCGCATTATTGCTGACATTTTTGCCGAGGCTATTGGTAAAGAGTTAAAGCGAGTGCTAAAGAAATGATAAGCACGTTATCGCCTAAGGCACTAGTTGCCCTTATGGCAGGAGCTACAGGTAAGGTCCGCATGACCAAGCCTGGGCTCATGGAGGCTTTTCCAGGATTTGGCAGAGATTACTGGGGCGGAGCACTTAAAGAGCTTGAGGACTCTGGCATGGTAAAAAGAGGCAGTTACCAAGCAGGTAAAAACAAGCAATGGAACCACTACGAGGACATTACAGACTTAGGTTGGATGTACATTAGAGACTGGTTACCGCCGTCGGATAATCCGTCTACGGAGTGGGTAGCCGCCGTCGGAAAACCCGTCGTCCTTTTAAGTGAGAACCAGCTAATTAATCCTAATAATATAACTAGTATAACTAGTAAAGAAGTTACGAGGGAGGACCCTCGTAACGAAAACAAGACGTTTAACATCTCGGTAGAGGAGAAAGAAATGCCGTATCAGTTTTTTAACGCAAATGAGTCAGAAGACGAATACACTCAGGATGCTAAAGAAGCACGGCGTAAATACCGAGATGCCAAAATGCAAGAGTCTCAGACAACTTTTACTTCCACGAAGCGTACCAAGCTAGGCTCTCGCCATGATCTTGCCGTTGAAAAATGGGGTAGCAACGAAGTTGCTTATGAATTTATGGACCGTTTAACTCGGTATTTTCATATTAAAAACAACATTACCATACGCAGGATTACAGGTGCATTTGCTAAAATGCGAATGGTGCACCAGACTAATGGCGAGATTGAATACAAAATGTTAGACCTATTTTTTGAAACTACAAAGTTTGAAAAATATGATGACGGAGAACATATGTGGAAGTTGTTTATTACTCGTTCACCCGAACTTGCGGTACAGGCAAAACGTATGGTACAAACACCAGAAGAAAAAGAAACATCAGCTTTACAAGCTGCTAAGTCACAGGAGTGGTTAAGTGAGTAATATGAAGCGTGCTTTTGAAGAAAGCATTGAACGTGATTATCGTCAAGCAGGTTTAACTTCAGAAACCGTTCAGCGCATAACTGAGTGGATTCAAAAAGCAGAGAAGTCTAACCCAGACTGTAAGTGCACTAATTGCAGTTGCGGTAAGTCAGAGGAAGCAAATGATTAATGTTAGCGAGTTACCTGTACGGCGTAAGTCGTGGTTAACGATTGCTAACGTTCCCGCAAACCGCAGGGGCTGGGAGTTATCAGACTGCAAAGAGGTATCTGCGCAGGATTTAAAGCTGGTGTCTAATTGGATACGGAAAGTTAAATCTGGCAACGTGATCAGAGCAGAGGGTAACCCTATCTGCGGTAAAGGTTTATTACTTGTTGGAGAACCAGGGCACGGAAAAACTACGCTTTCTTTGGCGGTTATCCAAGAGATGATGCGGACATTTGACTTAGAAGATTTTGCCGTAAACAGCGGCAGGGTTCTTGTAAAGCCATGTCACTTTGCTACCTACAATGACATTATTGAACTTAAAGGTGCATTGATGGGGCCAGATAAAACCGATGAGCAAGAGCGTTTGTTTTTAGGTATGCACGGTGAGTGCGAGGACGATGCTTATAACATTCGAGTATTAGTCATTGACGACGTGGGCAAGGAGCATGTATCAGGCAGTGGCTGGAATAAGAATTTGCTTCACCATATCTTGCGTACCAGATTTAACCTGGGACTTCCCACCATAGTTACCACAAATCTTCCTATAGATGCCTGGTCCGCTGCATATGGCGAAGCAACTGGGTCGTTTATACACGAAGCTTTTGCCACAATTGAACTAAAATCTACTAAGGGAGACTTACGAAAAAAATGAGCGAGGGAGTTATGGAAGACACCAAGTTAGTTCAGATTTTCTTAGGCGGTTCAGGCACCCCAGGCCCAGGCATTTTTGAAGTAAGCATTAACAGAGATAGAAATTTTATTTGCACCTGTCCAGGATATGCTGGGCGTGGAACATGCAAGCACACTAAATTTGTAACCTCACGCGTTAAACAAAACCACGGTACTTACCCATTACAAATTTCTACAGAAGTAACTGATGAAGAAACTGATAGAGCTCACGAGTCTTCAGAAGAATTACGGAAGTTCATTATTAAATTTGGAAAAATAGAGGTTTGTTAAACCGTGTATAAAGGGGACATAAGCAACGACATGCCACGGCGCGTACTTGTAAATGCTAATTTGATATTTATTAAAGTGCCCGTAGTAGAAAAGAAATTAAAAATATTTAACGTCAAGTCTGAAGAAATTGGATTTGACAAATTTCTTTTAAACAAGTTTTACTTGTACACTACTCGTGCAGGAGTAACGCTTGAACAGTTTCATTTGAATACAAAAACTCTGAACTTGAAATCTTGTTTAACAAAATTGATAGAGCAGGTAACAACCCATTTAGGTACTATAACCATTATGCTTCTCCAAAGAAGCTGGTTGCAGACTTACCATATAGACCAGAAGTAATCGGCGTAATTGACCCAGAGCACCAACTAATGTATGGTCGCTTGGGATTGGACTTTTAAGGGGACTAGATGAACTACGAAAACCTACTACTAAACCGAGCATTAAACGAAAAAAGCATTAGTTTCTTGCTTGAACGTGGCGTTTCTGAGCCTTGGTTCTCAAATAATGAGGATCGAAGAGTATGGTCTTTTATTAGAAACCATTACACCAACTACAACGAAGTTCCCAGCACGGAAGTTATTAAAGATAACTTTCCTACATATGTTTTTGTTGAAGTTAGTGACTCTCTTGATTTTTTAGTAGACGAAGTAGTTAAAGCCCAACGTAAAGCCATTGTTAATAACTCTATTCGAAAAGCAATTGAAGAGATTGAAAAGTTTGGTAACCACGAAAACGCTGTATCTATTTTACAAAGCGGGTTCTCCACACTTGACGACAACGGATTTCACGCGGTTAGTGACATTGATATTACCCAGAACACTGATCAGCGTTGGGAAGAATACCTTGAGCGCAAGAACCTTCCAGGAGGTCTTCGTGGAATGGCAACAGGGTTTAGTACTATTGATCAAGCAACCAGCGGTCTACAGCCAGGTCAGCTGATTGTAATTGTTGCTCCACCTAAAACTGGTAAGTCAACTCTTGCATTACAGATGGCTCATAACATTCATAGTGGGGGAAAGGTTCCCGTCTTTCAATCATTTGAAATGAGTAACCAAGAACAAATTACTCGCTACGATGCTATGCGTGCTCGTATTTCACACCACCGCTTAACCACAGGAACTCTTACCTCAGAGGAAGAAGCGCGTTACCAAGCAAAGCTTCGTGGTATGACAATGCTTCAACATAAGTTCTGGCTTACGGATTCTGCAGGAGCCTCCGTAATTTCTGGAATATCAAATAAGGTTCAGCAATTACAACCTAACGTTTTATTTATTGACGGCGTGTACTTAATGATGGACGAGCAGTCTGGGGAAGCAAACACTGCGCTAGCTCTTACCAACATCACACGTAGTCTTAAGCGTCTGGCACAAAAGCATCAGATTCCAATTGTTATTACCACTCAAGCTTTGGGATGGAAGATGCGCAAGGGTAACGTAACAGTAGACTCTATTGGTTATTCTTCCTCATTCTTTCAAGATGCTGACGTTGTATTTGGTTTGCAGCGTGAGGATGAAAACGTAGACGATACTAGATTGTTAAAGGTTATGGCTAGTCGTAACTGTGGTCCTCTAGAGGTCTCACTAGTATGGGACTGGAACACAGGTGAGTTCCGTGAGATTAGCAGTGATGACATGTGAACGTAGAAGAAATGGAACGTGT